TAATAGTTGTAAATTAGAGGACAATGAGTCAAATATTTAGATTCTGTTGTAGATGCGTTAGAATGACGCTAATGCAGGATAGTTGTTGTTATTTCTGCAAAGGTAAGTTTGTAGTCGCAAGTCCAACAGACGATTTTAAAATTAAAAGAAGAAAAGAAATTGCAGAATCACACTAAGGTATATATGAGCTTTTTCGGATATGATGAAAGTTCGACCATATTATGCGAAATGGAATGTGGATCAGTAGCCGTTGATATTCACCACCTCGAACGTAGAAATAAAATTAAGAACGACTTTGTGGAAAATCTTATTGGCGTGTGTCGTGATTGTCACATTAAAGCTGAATCAGACAGTTGCTTTAATATGTTCTGTCGCATAAAGCATTTAGAAAATGTATGCGTTCAAATATATAGCTTAATAGAATTAGAAAAAAGACTAAAAGAATATGAAAATAGAAAGAATGACATACAATCAAGCTAAATGGTGGATTTTAAATGATTGGGAATTTATAGAAAATAAAGCGAGTGAACACTATAAAAAAGAGGTTATGCTATTACATTGCGAAGGAACTAAAAATATATTCTTTGCAGACAAGGAAACAGGAGAACCAATTTACACTATGCTTTATACAGAAAGAAATAAAAAACCAAAAGAAAATAATTCAACGGACTCTTTAAATAGAATTAAAAAAGCAATAAATAAACGATATGAAAATAGAAAAAATTGATATAAACAAATTACAACCTGCAAGTTATAATCCAAGACAAATAAGCACAAAGCAATATAAGGACTTAAAAGAATCTATTAAAAAGTTTGATTTGGTTGATCCTATTATTATCAATAAAGATTTTACTGTTATTGGTGGTCATCAGAGATTGAAAGTATGCAAAGACTTAAAACATACAGAAATAGATTGCGTTGTATTAGACTTAACAAAAGAAGAAGAAAGAGAATTAAATATAAGACTTAATAAATCTGGTGGTGAATTTGATTTAGATATATTAGCAAATGAATTTGAAATAGAAGAATTAAAAGATTGGGGTTTTAAAGAAATAGACTTAGGACTTAATATAGACAAAATAGATATTGAAGAAGAATCTAAAAATGACAATTACATTATAACAATCACAGAAGTCGATTTAAACAAAGCTAATAAGTTATTTAAAGAATTAGATGCAAGAGGGTTAGACGTGAAAATAAAACTATGATTACAATTGGAACAGATTTTAGTGGTATAGGATCACCAGAACAAGCGTTGATTAAGTTAGGCATAAAGCACAAATCAATGTTTGCCTGTGATGTAGACAAGTATGCAAAGCAAAGCTATTTAGCTAACTATAATTCAGAAACATTTTATGATGATATTACTAAAAGAAACCACAATGAAGCACCTTATGTAGATTTATATGTTGCTGGATTTCCTTGTCAAACTTTTAGCATGGCTGGTAAAAGAAAAGGTTTCGAAGATACAAGGGGAACATTATTCTTTGATTTGTTGAAATACTTAAAAGCTAAAAAACCTAAATACTTTGTGTTAGAGAATGTAAAAGGTTTACTAAGTCATAATGGGGGAAGAACCTTTTTAACAATTTTAGACTGTTTAGCAAAGACAGTAAATAGACAATATAGTTTTAGCACCTATGAAGACGGTTTAAATTATCATATATATTACAAAGTATTAAACACAAAAGATTTTGGAATCCCACAAAATAGAGAAAGAGTTTTTATAGTAGGTTTTCGTGAGGAAAAACATTCTTTTAAATTCCCTAAAAAAATGCCTTTAGAATTAAAGCTAAAAGATATGTTACAAGACAATCCTGATAGTAAATATTATTTAAGCGATAGAATGATTAAAGGAATAGCTAAAAGCAATTTTAAAGAAAGACAACCTATAGATATTAATGGTGTTTGTAAGACATTAAAGATTGGTGGCGATACACCTTGTTTTGAGGTTAAAAGCGGCGCATTAAGACCATACCCAAGAGATTATAAGAAAAAAGGAATACCACGAACTCAAAGAATAGAAACAAGACAAGATGATTTATCTAACTGCATAACTACTGATTATAATGATAGCTTAATTAAAAGCAAAAGAATAAGAAGATTAACGCCATTAGAATGTTTTAGGTTGCAAGGTTTTCCAGATAGTTTTCATAAAAAATGTGTTGAAGCAGGTTTAAGTGATACACAACTATATAAACAAGCGGGAAATTCAATTACAGTTGACGTAATGGCTTATTTGATAAAAGAAATGCTAATTAATGAAATAACGGAATAAAAACGGACACAATGAATAAATTTCCAAATGAAGCAACACGATTCAGTTCTACTAACCAACCAAAAAAGAATGGTCGACCAAAAGGGCGTAGAAATGTTGCTACTGTATTAAAAGAATTATTATCTGTGCAAGACACTAACATGGGTGGTGAAGGTGATTTCGGTTCGCCAATAGCAAAGATGTTAATACAAATAGCGTTTCATAAGGATAGCAATAACAATGAAAAGCTAAAAGCAATAAAAGAAATTTTAGATAGAATAGAGGGTTTACCAGACCAGAATGTTAATGTAAGCGCAACGCCACCTTCTTGGATTAATGAAGATGAAGAAACAAGCTAAACCATATTATGATTTAAAACAATCTAAAAAAAGATTATGCGTTTTGCAAGGTGGAACAAGATCAGGAAAAACATATTCTATTTTGTTAGGATTGATTGAATTTGCTTATAAAAATAAAGGCAAAGGATTGTATATTACAATAGCACGTAAAACAATGCCGTCATTAAGAGGAACGGCAATGCGTGATTTCTTTGATATTCTTAAAAAAGAAAATCTATACAACGAAGCGCATCACAATAAATCTAATCACTTATATTCATTATACGGCAATTACTTTGAGTTTATAAGCGTTGACCAACCTGCAAGGGTTCGAGGGCGTAAACGTGATATTCTGTTTCTTAACGAATGCAATGAATTTGGATTTGAAGAATACACGCAACTTGCATTAAGAACTACTTTTAAAATTATAATTGACTTTAATCCATCAGACGAATATCATTGGTTATACACGCAGATAATTGATGCAGATAGAAATGATGTAGATTTTCATATATCAACATATAAAGACAATCCGTTCTTAGATAAAACAACAATATCAGAAATAGAAAGATTAAAGGAAGTAGATAAAAATTTATGGAGGGTCTTTGGTGAAGGTCAACGGGGGGTTGCAACTGAAACCATTTTCCCTTCATTTAACATAATTGATAGCATTCCAGAAAACACAAAGGAAATAGCTATTGGTTTGGATTTTGGATTTAGTGCCGATCCAACATCATTAGTGAAGGTATATAAGCATGATTTAGATTTATATATTGATGAACTGATTTATGAAAAGGGTTTGACTAATCAAGATATTGCACACAAGATTAAGGACTTAGGAATAGACAGAAGTATTGAAATATATGCAGATAGTGCAGAACCTAAATCAATAGAAGAAATTTTTAGAATGGGTGGAATAAATATCAAACCTGCAAAAAAGGGTGCAGATTCTATTCGTATTGGTATTGATGTTTTAAAAAGACACAAAATAAATATCACTAAAAGAAGTATCAATGCAATTAAAGAATTTAGGAATTATAAGTGGATAAAAAACAAGAATAACGAAATAACAAACAAGCCAATAGATGCTTTTAACCATGCAGTTGATGCAGTTAGATATGTTGCATTAAATAAGCTGATGGTGTCTTATTCTGGTAAGTATTATATTTCGTAAAGACAAATAATAACAATTTATATTTATTAGTAATGAAAGAAGTTAAATTAACTATTCCAGATAGGTGGTCAGACATAACTATAGAAACATATCAAAAATATGTAGAAATACAAGAAGGCAAAGGAAGTGAGAAAAACAAGGTTATAAAGAGTTTAGCGTTGTTGTGTGGTGTTACGCCCTTTGTAGTGAAGAAAATGGCTTACAAAGACTTATTAGAGATAATGAGCATAATTAAAACAATGATTGATACAGAACCAGATAAAGAAGAATTTAGAAAAACGTTTATGTTTAAAAAAGAAAAATACGGCTTTTGTCCAAATCTATCTGGAATAACCACAGGCGAATATATAGACCTTGAAACATATTGTAAAAATCCAATTGAGAATTTGCATATAATAATGTCAATACTATATCGTAAGGTCACATTTGAAAGGAACGAAAGATATACAATTGAAAGTTACAATCCAGATGAATTTAAAGAAGAATTATTTAAAGATTGTCCTATGGATATAGCGTTGAGTTCGCTAGGTTTTTTTTTGAATTTAGGCGAAAAATTAGCGAAGATTTCGCACAACTTTTTGAAAGAAC